TTAATACATATGTATTACTTTTTCTTTATTTTCCATACTATACATTTGGCAAGAGTGTCTAACTAAGTCACGATAACGCCACTCTTTAATTATGTAATCCAAGACTGCTTTATCCTTGATTTCAAAATCCATAATAAGCACTAATTTGACCGTATACTCACTTTTCAGGATTGGCACTTGATAAGTTACTGCTACCCAATGCTCAAAGCCTAGTTTTGTATGGTTGATGTCCGTGAGTTTGATGTTTAAGATTTTCATTTTAATTTCCTCCTAATTATCTATTCGTGAAATTATTTGATTTTTTGAAACAAAAAGCCTTGAATATCAAAAAAATACCCGACAATAAGTCGAGCAGCTGACTGCCTATAAAAGCTATTAGTGACTGATCACAGCTGCTTTATAGACCGAATGACATCTTTTGCTGATTGAAAATTTTTAAAGCCTAGCAACCTAGCTCTATCATCTCTAGATTTACATAAACTATTAACACTTCTTTGAATATCATTCCATTTATATTTAGAATTTATTTGATTGACAAGTGTTACAATGATAATCAAAACAATAGCCAATTTATTAGTAGGTTTATAGAACTCATTTTCTTTATGTACTTCTTTATTCATAAAGATAAGGTTATTCCATTCTTTCCTTGTTTTCGGTTTGGTAGTTATTTGAATATCTATTATGTTGGAATTATGAGCACATACATTCCTAACAAAATTTAGGCATTTCATCCACGAAATTAATTCTGCCGGTGTACAATCATAATAATTAGCAACACGTCTAATGTTATTCTCGCTCATAATCTCTAATATGGAAACCATATCGCCAAACATCAATAAATCAATCGCTAACCAAACCGTCGGAAAGCCATCTTCATCGTGATTCTGCTTCATCTTCAATTCAGATAGTTGAGATTTTTTTACAGTTTTTAAAAGGTTTCTTTTGATACGAAATTGTATTTTTTCTATATCAAACCTTGTATGTTTATCTTTGTTAGACCATTGAGCAAAATTCAGATATCCGAATGCACCATAGCCAGAGCCCAAAATATAAGATATTCTTGTTTTTATAGAAACTTCTATTTTTTCGATAGCGTGCAACAAAAAAATCCTTAGATTCTTATCTTTATAATATCTTGCTAAAACTTCTTTAAACTGAATCCCTGCGTAAGATATTTCACCATCCGAATAATTCGCTAAAGGGGCGGCAAACTCTTTTAATCGATAATAGCTAATATTTTTCAATTTCTCTACATCATTATCATCGATAATCATGCCACGTTGTTTATATTTATCTATTTGACTCTCCCATGAAAGAGGAATAGGTTGCTTCATAAAAAATCTCCTGAAATTATACAAAAAAAGCCCCATATCAGAACATGTCTGTCCACTAAAGGAGATGGGGGGTTAGTCTTTGCATAATAATTTTATATCTATTAGAGACACTTGTCAAGTGTTTTATAATTTTTATTTTTTTTGCAAATAAAAAGACCCTCGGTTTTTGCCGAGGGTTAAACTGTTTGCTTTGTCCCGTTTTAAAAGAGGGGTGCAATCCTATCTATTCTATTTTAACGTAAATTTAGCCATGCAATAAATGGTCAACGCTCCAAACAGAGAGCCAAACTCGACCGCTTGCAGATAGCTCAACGTTACGCCAGTAATAATTGCCTGACCCATAAGCTCCCTCACCGTCAGAAACCACCTTGTTTGGATTGATGACAAATAGGCTTCCAGCCCTTGTCTCTTGGTCTGCTAACAAATTGCCGTTTTCGTCCACAAGATCAATGTCTTCGCAAGCGATACCGTTATCTGTCCAGTCAAATTCGACTGGCACAAGGTCGTTACAACGTACTTGCCAAATGCCGTTGACAAACTGCAAATCATCTACACGATAGATTTTTAGATTTTGTGATTTATTAGTCAATGGTGCTGGTTGCGGTGCTGCGGCTTGTCCGTTTTCGCGGAAAACTGTTTCGCGAGGTCGCCCGTTCAACTCCCAAATTTGATTATAATCACTTTCTACTATTCCATCGTAGCCATAACTACAATGAATCATTGTTGTAGGACCGGTCATGATTACCACATGCCCAAACGCGCCAAGCGAACTAGAGCCATCGCGAGGGCTCCAAATCGCCACATCACCATACTCGAAATCAATAGAGCCATCTACGCCATCATAAACACAGTTATAGTTAATTTTAGGTAAATTGCTCTTCAGCGTCTCGGTGTTGTTGTTAAGGCTCAATCCTAAGGCTTGACTGACAGACGAGCTACAATCATACTCGATGCGTTCGTCTCCGTCTGCGTCATTTCCGTAGCGGTCGCCCATGTCATAATGCACAGGAATTGCTTGCAATCTGCGCATTTCTGCAATACTTGACTCAATTCTACTCATGTTTATTCTCCTTTGTCTGTTTCTGTATTTTCTCCATGCGGTTCTTCGTATCCTAAAGCCCGATCCGAATCGCTAAATCCTGCTGTGGTTGGGTCAGGCAAGATATTGATAAAGTTAACTACTGCTGTCCCAATCACAAACGGATTAGAGATGGCTTTGACTACTAAGTTAAATACAGCATCCCAACTCGTCAAATCTTTAACCTCTAGCCCATAATAGACCAAGATAGGCACTAATACTGCCACAAATACGCGAGCGATAAAAGCTTTATTTTTTGCATTAAAACGTACTTTCCAATTAATTTTAGACATATTAGTTCTCCTTTTTATTAATAATTTTCTTTAATTCTCTGATATCTTCGCTTAAACCTTTGACTTGTTCAGCTAGTACCAAAATTGCCTTATTTTGTTCTTCATGGCTATCCAGTCTGCGACTAGCGGTCTTTTTAAATTCTCGCAAATTTTCTATATCTTTTTCCAAGACAGTGATTCTGCGCTCATGCTTAGCAGCCCGATCTTTTTGAGACCAATACAAGCCTATCAAAGGAATAGCGAAGATGATAACTTGATATACAAAATCATTTCTGACAACAAACATACAAGCAATCACCTACCCTAATTTAATTTAGGCATAATCGTTGTACAAGCACCTTTTTGCAGTAACTCTTGCAACGGTTGGCCCTTGTGCGTCCAATTATCCAAAAATTTTAGGATGACAGGCGTGCCCTGCGGATATTTAGGGTTGGTATCATACGGATATGGCGCACTAACAATGTCCCCAAAACTATATCGGGCGCCGTCTGTTAGCGTCGGCAAAAGTGATGCAACTTTTTTGTACAAATCTTGCTGCATGCCACCCTCGATCGAAATTGCAAGCAGAATCAATACATCTGTTAATTTAGACGTACGTTCTACGCTATCTTTGTTTTTGTTTGTTGCGTCTGATGTCTTGTCTAGTTTTTGTTGCATTTCCGCGATAGCCCCTGTTGGGTCTAGTTCAGTCGCTACTATTTTTAAAACTGCGTCCGTCAAAATCTCATCGCTGTCATTCATGCGATCTCCCTCTAGCACACGGTCGTAAGCCGTATAAGGCTCGTCGCAACGAATAGCAACAAAAGTTTTGTTTGCTTCGCGTAAATATTTATTAGCTACTCTAAATTTCATTTTATTTCTTCTTTCTTTTTATTTTTTTAATAAGTCCAAATGATTTGGCCGAGATATGGAATACCTCTTTCTGCACCTATAATGTGTAAATCTCCGCCAACGTTTAATTGAGCTGTTCGATCTTTGTTCCTGTCCAGACTCCAAGCTTGGACAGGGAACATTTTATTGCTAGGCACGTACTGCTTTGGGATATCTGCCAAATGATAATCACCATCACGGTCAAATTGTAAGTTAAAATCGACAAGCACAAGACTGCCTTGTACTTTCCAACGCACTTTGTTGTTGATTTCGGATTGTTTCCAGTCTGTGTAATTGTTAGCTTTTAGATAAAGCTCTGAAAGCAGACACTCTATATACAGAGCATCTCGCCCGTCTTCCATTTTTCCAAAGCGAATTTTTGCGTCCCCGGTTCTGACAAATGGATAAACGCCGTTTACAATTATTTGCTTTAGATCGTATCTAGAATCGACATTCGCGAAGTAGAGCTCGCCAGAATTTAACCACACAAGCGGCATAATTGTTGGTTTAGCATCGTTTTTCTGAAGTCGCGTAGGGGCGCCATTTGTAAGTAAACCGAAGTCGCCCAGCAACGCGCCGGTATCGTACGTAACATCTCTATTAATTCCCCAAACATCCTCGCTGCTTGTTCGTTCCCAATGTTTACGCAAATCAATCAGACCGGCGCTAATTTCTCCCAAACTCGAGGCAAGTGCGCTCAGCTTTTTAACGTTAAGTTTGTCTGCTGTAATCGCACCATTTACAATCATATCTGCTTTAACTTTAAGCAATTTAGCGATAATTTCCACCCATTCTGGATGTTGCGCAATCATACTAGCCAAAGTCTGGCCGTTCACAACTTTTTCAGCAGTTGAAACAATCCCGTTCTCGTTGACTCTGATTTGATTCTTCTTTACAACGTTATCATTCAATTCTTGTACAGTTTGCGTGATTTGATTTGCGCGCTGGTCAAATGTGGTTTGTGAGACTTTGCCATTAACGTCTTGCTTAACTGCTGCAAGTTGTCCATCTACGGTCTGCTTGTATTCAGCTATCTTAGTTTCAGTATATTTATTATTGTCTTCAACAGATGGTGTCCAATTTGTATTTGTTAATTTTGGCCGCTTAAAGTAAAGCACGCTGTTTGATGTAAAGCCATAACCGTAAATGTAAAAGCCCATCTCCTTCGAAAAATCAACGTCATCATTTATGCTTAGTTCTAATGATATACGAGACCATGAGTTTATGCTCGTGATGTTTTTTCTCGCTCTTCCGGCGTGGAACTCTCGCATTCCTGATTTGTTGTAATAATAAAAGCCAACTTCAAGATGTGTTCCTTCGCCTGTTGCATTAACATCCACTGAAAAGATATATTTTCCGACGGTATAACGACTATCGTTTGTGATAAAAATTGGCAGTCCTTTCCACTCTCTAACACCGTTCGATTCGTTGAACTCAAATACAGTCTCACTAAATTTTGTTTCATTGAAATAACCGTGGTAATTTGTTTTAGGGTTGGGGATACCATCATTATATGAGCTATACCATTTGTCAAGTGTCTTTACTTTATACGTTTTACCGCCAACAGTAAATTGATTCCCAACGTCAATTAAATTTTTAAAATCAGTGTTAGGAAGCAAGTTAGTGCCGTTAAGATTTAGTTCTTCAAAACGTCTTGCAACACCTCTTGCGTCTTCCGAATATTGGCTTTTAGCGACATAGCTTTCAGAGGCTTGTTTCCGCAACGCCTCCGCGCTGCGTGCTGTTTCTGTGCGTGTGTACTGTTCTAACTGTTCTCTGCGTTTGCCGTCATCTGCTACATAAGATTTGACGGCGGCCATATCTGTTTTGAGACCTTCCGCGGTTTTTTCGAATATTGTACGGGCTGCAGTAATTTGCTCGTCTGTATCTTCGACAGCTTTAATCCACTCTTTGTTGTTATGGCCGATTCCCCATTTTGGTCTTGATAGTCTTATTTGACCAGTGGCTTGGAAATATAGCCCACCAGCAATTGATACTATTTGCTTGCCAGCTGGCAAAACAAAGTTTTGGCTGATCCGTGTCAAAGCAGTGTCGCTTGTCTGAAATACCTCAGTCCATAAATTGCTACCGTCAGAAAACTTAAGCTCGTAACTAATACCAAAGCGCTTTTTGTCATTTTTTGCTACCATATTTTGAGCAACCACATCTACTGATAACGTAAAACTACGTTCTGCATTTAGCGTGCGGATAAGGTCAGATGACAGAGGCAAACCTGTACCAGTCGTTCTATCTGTGGCTGTAGTCATATCACTATTTAAAATATAGTTTCTGCTTGCAGTATTCAAGCGACTAATCTCTTCACGAATTCCGTCTGCAGTCTGTTTGACTTCGGATTTGCTGGCTTTGTCACCTAATTGGCCGGTTATTCGCGCTAGATTCTGCGTGTTGGTCTGCTCGTAGGTCGTCTGCTGATTCCGGATAGCTCCCACGTCTTGTTTGACTTGATCAATTTTAGAGGAGCTTTCTGATTTCTCCCTGAGTAAATCTGCTTTCACATCATCTAAACCTTGTTTAGCTTGATTCATTTCTTGTTTAAGCTGATTTAATTCTTTTGGATCTGCAGGATCTCCTTTATCACCTTTCGGAACGACAATAGACTTGTTATCACTAAATGTAACTTTCACTCCATCGGCTTGTCGTTCTGTTTTTGTAATTGTGATAGATTTTCCGGGGTCGCCTTTTGCTCCGTCATTGACATTGCTAAAAGTAACTTGCTCCCTGGCAACTTCTTTGCCATCGATTAAAGCAATAGCAGTCAGCACTAACTTATTTGACATGCCAGCCGCTCTAACTTCAAATGTTGCAGATGTTTCAAATGATTGATTATCAACCAGCCACTGCCATGTACACTCAACTGTCTTATTGCCCTTTTTAAGGGTTGGATAGACTGTAGATTGCCCTTGGTTATTTTTAAAGATAATCCCATTATTTGTTGCCAGCTTAATTGTATAAGGCGTTGCTTCAAGTGCTAGTTGTTCCACTTTTTGCAACAATTCATTGGCAATCTGGCTCGACTTACGAACATAGTTTGAGAGACTGGTTTTGACATCGCTTGCCTTCAACAAAGATTCTGTTTGCTCACTAATCCGAGCTTGTACATAAAGTGGAGGGTCAAAGTGTTGTGCATCAATCAGTGTCTTTTTATCACCAATATTACCGTCCACTGCTCCCTCTACTTCATAGTCCACTTTTAACTCACAATGCTTCTTCAACTCAGACAGCATATAACCAAACAGAGCTTCTTTATTAGCATATTCAGTACCGCTATCCTCATTGACGATATACCCGTCATTGGTCTTTCGAGCGATAGATGGGTATTTATCTCTTGCCTGCGGTGCATAGAGCGTATCACCACTGCTATAAAAGAGTAAATTCCCCTTGTCGTCATAGATTTTTTTATTTAATCCAGCTATCGTCAGACCGTCTTTGCCAGTTCTACGAATGCCAGTGTAAAAATCATCCATGTTATCAGAATAATTGATAACCTTTAGCTTTTCCCCTACCCGGACTGGCAAGCCTGTCTTATCTTTACCAAGATTACCTTCTCGGTAGATATTGATGATATGCCGTTTGAGAGAGTAGTCATTATTTAGCTCTGTGACAAATTCCAACTCAGCTCCGAAGCCATTGGCAACTGAATAGAGCCGAGCCAAAATGGTATCTGTACCACTCCATTCCAATTTAAGGGATTTATCTGCCACTTCGTTAATTCCAATTACAAACGAGTTCTCTGGATCGTAATACTCAATATACTGCTTAATCGTCATGGCACTCGCAGGTTTATGCGGACCTCGCTTTTCCTTGTTCGCTTCCAAGCTCAGTGAATAAGCTGTCAACTCAATGTTATAACCTGTCTTTTTGACGCTGTTAATATTCAACCAAAAATCCTTGTCTTTAAATCGGAAGGCTAGCTTTTGCCCACTTTGAGCGACCATTTTCTTAGAATGGTAGGTCAGGACAAGAACGCTGCAAGAACCTTTTAAAAACTGTGTTAAGTTAGCAGCATTGTACTTAATGCCACTTTTATTATCAAAAAAACCGACAACGTGCGTGTCGGTCGTGTCTCTAATGGCAATTCTTACGTTTCGTTTCACTAAATCCATGCCTCCTCAATTTCAGCTCGTGCGCTCTCTACTTCCGCAAAACTTGACACAAGCAGCTGTACTTTTGTTTTTCCAGGCGGAACCTTAAAGTAGTCTGTCCCCAAAATCTCATCATCTGGAGCTAATAAGTTATTGACATACAATCGCCCTTTTTCTTCTGGATTTACTTCTCCTGTTGAATCTATAAAAAGTTCTGCTCCTGTCGGATAGCGATTCGGTACGTCGCGCCAGTATGGCACGTTTAATTTATAAATGGCAAAATCATTTAAATAATGATGTGTTACCAATTCGTTTATAGTCGAGTTTCGCCCTTTATACTGTCCAACGAAAAACTGAACTTTAGCTGCTTGCTTATCCTTGACTTTTGATTCGAAAAAAGAATGATAACTACCGTACCAGAAGTAGGTGATTTTATCTCCTTCTTTTCGCAAGTCAAACATATTTCTGTTTTGGTCTTTCCCCTCCAAACTATAAGGGTTATCTTTGACCCAAAGAGTTGGCGAAAACTCAATGGATTTTACAACTCGACTGCCACCGGCTCCATCTCCCATAAGGAATACAACTAGTGCTTTATTGCGTGTTCGTTCGCTTTTTTCAATCGCCATGCCAGCTATAAAATGATTGTCGCTGTCTACAACTGACAAGCACCATGCCCCCGTCTGACTAACATAGCCAGTCTCAAACCAAGCGCGAGCCCAAATATACCAGTCTTTAGCTTGTTGAGGCAGATTCAACTCTTTGACCGCTCCAAAGCAAGCTCCGTCAGCTGTGTTTGTAAAATCTACAGACAGCACTCCCAAACGACCACCAAGATTTTTGTCTGCAGTCATTTTCGTAACAACTTTTTTGTTCTTATTTTCGTAAAAAATAGTACCATCTGTCCAGTTGCTAAAATCACCCGTTCCATTTGCGGACAGCAAGACATTCTTTTTGTCCTCAACTGAATCAGTTTCTTCGATTTTTCCAAACTGCATTGCTCCATATCGACTAGTAATGCCAACAAAACCTGATTCTCGTTTGAGTTTAATTCTGTAATTCACTGGAATTTCTTCACTGCCGTTGTTTTCAATCTCGGCTTCTAAAATGCCTTGTTCATTTTTCTTAAACTCAAAATAGCGCGGATTCTTGGAATGTGCCAAACCATCCACAATCGAAAAATTAATTGTCCCTTTGCCGCTGAACTTGATTTCTTTAAAATCAAGATCCCCGCTCGGAATAGCGTAAAAAACACGATCAGGCAAATGACTGAAAGTCAGCTTTTTCGGCTCATCCACATTGAGACTCGTCTGCAGTGCATCATAGTCAGCCACACCTTCATATTTTACATAAAACGGCACAGGAATCTTCTTCAACTTCTTGCGAGTCTTGATAAATTCCGATCCATTAAGTATTGGATAGTTATGGAAAGTCGGATCATAGTCTGCACCACCCAAGGCGGTAAATCCATCTAAAACAGTGATCCATTTTGTTAATTCAACATCATTAAAATATACTTTTATCAATTCATTTGCCACCCCAATCCATCTACAGCATTTAAAATAGCCTGTTTTCTTGCTTGTTCTTCAGCAACTGGCTCTGCTATTATTCTTGAAATTTCTCTCTTATCAAGTTCTTGAGAGACAATAGTAGGACGATTTGCCAACTTAGCAATAATACTTAGTAACTCAATCTCTCTGCTTTGAGGTTGTGCTACATTAGCCATCTTAGTTGTTAAAATAGCATTTGACACATCCATTTGTGGATTCACAGATTCAAAGCCAGATAAGCCAATGGATAAAGGTTGATCCTCTAAACTATCAGTAATCTCTCCAGCCATATTGCTAACAGTTGATTTAACTGATCTAAATTGATTTCGTAATCCCTCATCTAAACCATTCATAATAGCTCGACCGGCCGGAATCAAAAGTTTGCGGTCGTATTCGATTGGACCTTTATGATCGCGAATCCAGCCTGCAATTCCACCGACAAAGTCAGTCACACCTTGCCAAGCAGATTTTAAACCGCCAAGAAAACCATCTAGAATAGCTCGACCGGCACTCCAAAGATTAATGTTACGTAAACCATTGAAAATATTAGCAATTCCAGATACCAAATTTGAAACACCCTGTTTCATGCTGTTCCAAGCATTCTGAGCACCTTGCACAATTCCATTTATGATGGCTTGTACAGAAGATTTTAGACCATTCCATGCCCCGACAGCAACAGAAGTAATAGCATTCCATAAACTAGACAAGAAGCTCATAAATCCATTCAAGATATTTTGAGCTCCCTGTACTAATCCAGTTATCAGATTTGATATAGTAGTTTTTATCCATTCCCATGCTACAGAAGCTGTATTTTTGATAAAATCCCAGATAGCAGCTAAAGCATTTGAAAAGTTCTCAAATACGGATTGACCATATCCAACAATTGCACTCACAACACCCATAAAATAGGTTTTTATGCCTTCCCAAATCGTACTCACAGCATCTGAAATACCTTGCCAAATTAATCCCAGATCTTCGCCAAGTTTCCCAAAATTTCCTGTAATAATATCAAGTACGATCAAAACAGCCCCTAATACAATGGATTTGATGAAATCCCATGCTCCTTGAAAAATCATCTTAACACCTTCCCACATCTGAGAAAGTCCATCTTTTATGCCGTTCCAAATATTTATAAAGCCGTCAATGAATGGCTGAACGATTGTCATGATAGTCTGCGTTATTGCAGTCCATGCAGCACTAACACCTGATGTGATACCAGACCAAAGATTCGAGAAGAACTCTACAATCCCATTCCATGCATTTTTAATCGTATCAACTACTGCATTCCATGTGTCAGTCACGCCATTCCAAAGGTTCTTCGCACCATCAGAAATACCAGACCAGATACCAACAAAGAAATCAGCAATTCCTTGCCATGCTTGCTTAATCCAACTCACGAATCCAGACCAAATTTTTTTGCCGATTTTAGTTTGAGTAAAGAACCAGGTAAGCCCAGCCACAAGAGCCCCTATAGCAGTTACGACTATACCAATTGGATTTGCAGATAGAACTGCATTAAAAATCCCAAATGCACCACTTGCACCTATAGTTGCTGCTGCATTCGCTGCTTCAGCTGCTGTTAAAGCTCCTGTTCTCACAAATTGTGCAAGCATAAGACCATTTGTTACAGCTAAAGTAGCATTGCGGACAGCTTCAATTCCTCTAAGGAGGCTTGTCACAGCCTTATAAGCTGTCCATGCTGTTGTTATACCTACAACTGCACTTTTTAGACTATCCAAAGCAGCGGGACTATTTTTTAACCAACCTGTGAATTCCTTAATCTTTTCAGAAGCTGACTTGATGAAACCTGTAACAGATTCAAACTCAGAACCAATAGCATTTACACTTTTCTCACCACCGGCTATACCTAACAAATCACTGACAAAGCTACCAATGATGCCAGCTATATTCCCAATAGTAGATCCAATATTCACGAAAGTCACACGGATATTTTCACCGATATTAACAATTCTGGAAGCTAGCTTCTCATCAAGTCCAAGATAGCTTTTTAAAAAGTCTTTGTTGTCTGCTTTGTTTCCGGAACCAAAGATCATATCAGATAGTGCATTGAGAACACCACTAACATTAGCATAGATGTTATAAATTTTATCAGTGATACTTTTAGCAATTCCATCACCAAAGATAGCAGCAATTCCATCTTTCAAAACTGTACCTATGACAGTCGGTAAGCCACGAAGAATATTTCCAACCATCGGGATGAAGTTTTTGAATAGGAATGTCGACGTCGTCTCTGCCAAAGCTTTCAGTGATGGCATGATGTCTTCACCAAGAGCCAATTTCCCCAGCACATTTTGAGCAGCCGCTTTCATAGAAGCAAAAGAACCACTAAAAGTAGTTGCCGCTTCTTTCGCAGTTGTGCCAGTAATATCAAGTTTTCCTTGAATCGCATGGATAGCCTGATAGACATCAGAAAGATTGTTGATATCATATTTAACACCGGTCAGCTTAGTAGCATCTGCCAATAAGCGTTCCATTTCAGTTCTGGTACCACCATAACCAAGTTTAAGGTTATCTAGCATAGTATAGTTTTGTTTGGCGAATCCTTGATATGCATCTTGAATACGATCCATAGATGTACCCATCTTATTGGCATTATCAGACATATCTACCATAGCCATATTTGCTATTTCTGCTGCTTTATTGGTATCTCCACCTAAAGATTGAAGCAAACTAGCACTAAAACCAGTAACATTCTCCATGTAGGCATTGGCTGACAATCCTGTTGTCCTATAAGCTTCGTTTGCGTAAGCTTTAACCTTGTCAGCCGAACCTTTGAAGAGTGTCTCAATTCCCCCAAGCGATTGTTGAAGAGCAGCTCCTTCATTGATAGCTGCTGAAAATGCTTTACCAATTCCTGCAGCAGCAATAATACCAGTCGCAGCCTTAACAAGGGTAGAACCAATACTTGAACCAGCACTATTCCCTGCTGCAGTTGCTTCAGGAGCCAATGCACTTTGAATAGATCCACTAATCCCTTTTGCTGAGGGCATAATCTGCACATAAGCCTGTCCTAATTCTGTTGCCACTAATGTTCACCTCCAATCTTTTCTAAAATTTCTTTTCTTGCTCTCTCAAACTCCTCACCAGAAGTAAAGACCCTTTCTTTGCGTTCTTGTGGTTCTGCTGTCAATTGTTCCACAATTGATTCTGGTCTATTCGTTCCTTTCTGACCATCTGCTGTCTTAAACCAAGCTAAAGTAGAAAGTCTATCAAAAATGCCAGCCAAAAGTAGTGTTTCCGTTGATACTTTCTGATTAGACAATTTCATCTTGATTCTCGAATCATCTCTTAAACCAATAGAAAAGACAGCTACCTTAAGAGCTGGTAACTGCCTATAATCATAAATATGGTATGTTTCAGCCAAATCACAAATCAACGCATCTTCATCAGCCTTTATCATTCCGGCAAGGATAGTTAGTTTTTTAACGATGTTTTGCTATTAAAGATCTCTTCAATTTCAGCCATCAGTCTGTTAAGAGGGACCAGTCCATTTTCATCTCGAACATGTTCTTTTAAATCTTCAGCTTGTGGACCGAGTAATTTTTTAACCAATTTAGGTAATACAAGCGGATTTTTGTCAACATCTGCAATCGCCTCTACTAGTTCATAATTCGCCAGTCGCTCTTGTGATACTTCAAATTTAAAACCAGTTGAAGTTGTTCCTTTGATGACGTTAGAATTTAATTCCGGAAGATTCATTTTAGCAACTTGTTTAGACGGTGTTTTTACTTTATTTTTTTTAGATTTTGACATCTTTAAGCTCCTTTGATGTATTCATAGTGGGTGTTCTGGTCTTTATCTGGAAAAGCTGTCACGGTTGTTTGATAGCCGACTGTTTCACCATCTTTATAGCTAATCTCGCCGATTTCAGTCACTTTCCCTTGTGGAACAACAATCCGTTTTAGCACACCATTTTTCATAACGATTTCAGCAACCAAGCAATGATCCTTTAATTCCTTGGAATTTGCTTTAACTTCGATACCCGTTGAAAGATCTCCAGACACATTTTCAGAGCCATAAACCTCTTTCAAAACCTCCACATTTAAGGCTTCAATCAGCGTGAAACCAAAAGTATCTTTCTTTTCAGTTTGAGATGAATTAACAACGTCACCACCCCAAGCCTTAATATCTTCTGATTCAGGCGAGTTGGTATTCGTCATGCCATCTTCTGAAATATATCCCAACGATTTAAAAGCTGCATTGAGTGCAGTTGTTGCATCTGTAGGCAATTCTGTGCCAAGAGGGGCTGAATAAATCGCACCTCCAACCTTAGGTTTTGCCGTTGTCACATTTGATGATTTAGACATATAATTTCTCCTTTTTTAAAAATAATTGATATCAAATACTGCTTGATATCTGTATCGCTTTGTTTCTGTGTCTGTATAATTATAATCACTATTGAGATGAACGCCACTAATGGAATTGAGCTCAACCATTTCTTTAACAACTTCTTTGACTTTTTCATTCAGTTTTGCTGCTTTCTGCATAGAGCTTGCATAACTTTGAAAAGCAAAAGTTGCCGATTTAGAATGGTCTCGCTCGCTTCCGCTAGTCTTCTCAATCAAGATGAAACTATCAGGCATTTTTGTTTCATGTTCAAAAAAAGACGGCACATCTAAATGACCGTCAAGATATTTTTTAATAATAATTTCAATCATTTAACGCACCGCCTTTAGTAAAGTATTGTTTTTTAGATTATCTTTTTTAGCTTTGGTTGTCTTAGCGCTCACCATAGCATTTGCACGATTACGCCCGACATAGACATCCTGCTCATAGCCATCACCACACCTATTTTTAATATTACTAGCATGTTTGTTCAAAACAGTTTGCATAGCTCCTGATTTCATCAAATCAGCTACACCCGCACGATTCAGTTTAAATTTCATACCGCTCTACCGTCACTTTCTTGTTCCAGTCAAGCGGGATCAGACTTTCAATTCCCTCAAGAGGCAAGCCAAATACCTGCCACCGTTTTCCAAAGAACCGCACTTCCTTATTTTCCCAATCGTGAGTATCACCTTTCGGAATACCTAACGTATAATCTGCTTTTCGACCAGTTAAATTAAGCTGTGTTGTGATATCCTCTGATGTAGTTGGACTGACTAACACATTTTCAACCTCGATTTCTTTATCTTCAAAGATTGAGTGACCGAAATCATCTTGACCCGTCTTGACCTTATCGATTAAGACCACGGGGATTCCTTTAATCCGTGCCATAAATATCAATCACCCCATATCTTTGTTTTTTAAAACCAAGTCGTTTTAGCTCTGAATCTTTGATAAACAGGCCGCCGCCCGGCACAAGATAAGAGCCGCTCCAAGTGTACCCTAGAGCGCCCTCAGAAACTTGTGTCATTGGTTCTTGATCTGTTGAAGTCATCAAAGTTCTAGCCACAACATCCACTACCACAGACTTAACAACACAGGCATACGATTCATTGACTACAACCAATTTGTCTAAGTCTTTACCAACCTTTTCAGCTTCAACACGCAACAAAGCAGAGACAACTTTCAACAGTGCCTCAGCTCGTTTTTGTTCATCAAGCTTTAAAGGTCGCCACAATTCCTGCAGCTCATCTACTGTTGCAAAGTTCTCCATACTTCTTACCCTTCATGTTGTTCTAGCAAATCCAGCAAATCAGCTTTCGCTGCTTTACTATCGTAGTTAATTCCAAGTTCATCAAGTTTAGATTTGATTTCAGGAACAGTCAGCTTATAGTCCTCTTTAAATTCAGAAGCGGGGACCCAATCCCCGCCAAGTTCGCAGCCTGTTTCAATACTTGCAAGAGTTTCTTTATTAATATATTCCATATTAAGCCTCCACACGAGCAAATGCTTGCTCATCAAGAATTCCCCAACCAGCATATACTTCTGTACGCAGGCATACTTCTCGATAACGTTTCAAGTCTCGACCTGCTCCGTCAGGGTCACCGTATTCAATAATTTCAAGCGGAATATTTTCTGCATATCCCCACTTCACCGCATTTTCAAAATCTCCCACGATAACATGGTCTTTTTTAGCTGTACTTGCAACAGTTGTCAATGTTTTATTAACATCAGACTTCATTCCGTAAAATGAATCTGGATTTTGACCAAAGCGATATTCAGGGTATTGAACTACCCCGTTTACTTTAATTTTACCAAGTGCCGCTCCTGCTGCTGGAGATAACGCAATTCCATTCACTTCACAATCATTTGCTGTAATAGTCGCAACAGCAGCATCAATATTTTCATCAATTTTATCCGCTTCATAAGTAACAACGTTTCCTGTAATCAAACCGTCAAATGAGTTCGTTGCTTTAAAAGAAGCGTCCGTCATTGATTTAGGTTCTAATCCATGGAAAGAAGCAATATCAATTGCTTGTGCCACTTTCTTAGCCAAACCATCAATAAATGATTTAAGATATGATAATTGTTTTTCTTCTGAACAATGTACAAATTCTTCCGAAACCCGTGCTTGATAAGTAATTAAAACTGGTTTGATCACTTTTGGTTTCATAGTTGCATTTCCAGCACTTGAAGGATTTCCTTCACCTACAATTTCAGCGTTTCCTTCAAGGTTGAATACAAATGTTTCTGTGCCAGTAAATGGAATAGGTTCTTGTGTGGTAAGTTTTGCAAGGGTTGAATGCCCTTTTACTTTACTAAAAATATCTTGTACTGTTTCTACAGGGAACAGATCCCCTGATTGCAATGTTGCCATAAATTATTCTCCTCTCATATTTCGCAGCATTCCTCTCAATGCTGCATCTTCATCATTGCCTAAATTAGGCTCATTACCTTTTAACGGTGGTACTGGCTTTTTAATTTTCATAAAGCCTGCCAATTTTTCTGCATCTGCCTTGAGTGCTTCTTCGTCGTCTCCTTGAAGTCGAGCGGCTAAATCAAGTGGCAAACCATGCTCCAGAGCTACACGAGTTCGCAGCTTTTCTGTTTCAAAACCTGCAATTTGTGATTGCAAATCTGCAACTTGCTTATCTGCCTCTGCTTTTGATTGATTAGAAGCCTCAATAGATGATTTCAAGCCCCCGTTTTCAGTTTCCAATTCTGCTACACGAGATTTCAGCTGGTCATAATCAGAATACTTCTCTTTTTCACGAACCAAACGCGACTTGATTGCTGCATCAAATTCTTCTTGTGTAGTAATTGCTTTAAATTCTGACATTCTCATGTCTCCTTTCTCCTGCTTCCCCGGCAGTTCGGTAATTTTTTTGAGCATTAAAAAAGCCGCTTTTTAGCAGCTCCTCTAATAACTAATTTTTTGCTTTTTCTTAGGCTTGGTTGTTACACAAGCCCAGTGCGCAAGCAAAGCACTATCCATAAGACTAATATCCATATCACTAAAATGAGACCTATAGCCAAAACCACCATTTGAGCCAATATTCCGCTTATCGCAGTTTGTTGCAACTTTAGTAAGAGATGGCTGACCATTATGACAGATAGTATGCTGATAAATCCCCTGTTCCCACAGCGAATTAGCAGTGATGATTTCTTTGACTGTTGGCAAGATGACATTTTTAATCTTATAGTCTTTTAACTCATCATCTAAAACTTTCTGCCCACTTGCACCGTCAACCACAATTTGCGACACATCCGCCTGTTTCAGAAAAGCAACAATCCAATGATTGCCGTTTCTCACAGATTGACAGTCAATTGTCTCAATAAAGATTCGCTTATCCGCAGTTCGCACAGCAATACTCATCGATACGTTCGTACCGTCTTGTCCATACTTGATACCAACAAATAAGCGTCCTGATAATTTAGGCATTCCCTCAACTTTGAGCACATTCCATTCTGTTTCAGAAATAGCTGATTTTTGATTATAGGTCGGCCAAAAACCCAACCGCTGAACATTATGGTCAAGTTTATCCTCGCCAAGTTCAGCCTCTATCTTCCGCTCGTTTAAGTGGAATCCCATTGAGGGGTTGGAGTTGTACCAAGCCTCAACATCATCAATCTCTTTTTCCTCATTTACGGACCACTCAGCCCAACCAGAATATTTTCCTTTACCAAATAAACAAGCTTCACGATATTTTGTAAATACCGTCCCACTTGATACTGGTGTCGGAGGAGTACCACACATGATAGTCATTGGATTATCACTATCAGTCACCGTGTACTTAAGTGCTGATTCCTGCTCCGTTGTGTACTCCTGTGCTTCATCAATGATAAGCAAGTCAAAACCTTCACCAAGACCACCATTTGAGGTCCTAGTACGAAATTGAACCACTCCACCACTTTTATAAAGCTCAATACGCTCTTGACCCTTCGCACGAATGGAGTTGAAATCCTCGCCGTCCTCATAACCCATTTTTTCCAAATATCGCTTCACTTTTTCAAATGAAGAATGAGACGTGCTAATTCTGTGAGCAGTATGAAGCATGTTCAAACCATGTTCAAGTCCCCACAATTCAAGAATATAAAGAATTTCACTCTTCCCATTTCGTCGAGGAATAGAATAACCAAACTTCTGATGTACCCATACACCAGTCTTATCAACAGCCATAATAGCCTTTAATAAATTCTGCTGCCACGGATAACTAGAAAGCCCAGTCCGCTCATAAATATCAATAGCCTCTTTATATAATGATTTCTTCTTAGTATATGGAAGAATTACCGATTGAGTAGGATTCTGATTGCCAAGCTTTTTCTTAGTCCTAGCCATAACCTTTCCTTTCAATCGTCATTGCATGATAACCCTGTCGCTGGGAGATATCGGATCACCTCCTAATCTTGTGCATAAGAAAAGCACCCTTTCGAGCGCCATTCTGATTATTTTTTTCTATTTGATAAAAATTCTTTCCAATACGGATTTTCTTTATCAAAAATTTCAACTTCCTTGTCCATCATATTATGTGGATAGTCCACAAACAAGTTGTAGATTTTTTTCTGGTCAAAACTAAACAAATGCTCACCTATAGCATCTAGTTTATCAATCCACCAAACTTTCGAAGCTTCATTTTCTTTATAAAAGTCACTATAACCATCTAAATGAGATTCAGACCATATTCTGTCATCTTCTTGATTAGCTAATTCAGATAGTTCTTCTAAAAAATCATCTTTATTTGACATAGCCCTTATCTCCTTTATTTTGCTGACCTTTCTTAGTATTAATAAATCCTAGAATCTTTTGAAATTCTTCATTTTCTCCTAAACTATCAGAATCTATTAATACATTCGGAACTTGTAATTTTTGTCCATACACTGAATGAGAACGTTGACAACCAAAGCGCTCTTTTAAAACTGCATTGGTTATAGGTTTAAATCCGTTACCTTCAAAAGGAGCTTGCAATTCCAAGTATTGGAACCACCCCTCTTTTTTTCGCACAATTGCCGCATGCTTTCCCGTTGCTAAATAATATTCTTTGTCATCTTGCATTTGACCAATTAATTTTTTAACAGCAGTAAAGTCGTTTGTATCTGCGACAACATGCGAATGAACATTCGGTAGCTCACTAATGTTTTTGATGTTTAGCATGCTTGCAAAAAAAGTTCTGCTTTTTCCATCACGATAATCCAAAACATCGAAACCTGCTTTATTGCCAATATAGGCCAGCGCAAGAGAAGAGCAAGACCCCTTTGTCTGGTCTCCCCCTCCAACAGCTTTAATAATTGCTTCTTCAGTCTTTTTTACTTTAGATCTCTTGATAGGATTAACTTTAATTCCATGTTGCAGCGCGCTTTTTCTAACAACGCTGATATTCTCTTCTTTGTTTAACCCTTTCCTTTCTTTAATCTTATCACTATCCTTTTGTTTCCGCCATATTTTACTCCAAACATCCTGAACTTTCCCATTTTTAGGGTCATAATCAACTATGCAACGGCAGCGTTGATGTCTCCGATAAATATCTTTTGGAACTCGTGGATATTTATAGATACCTTGAACCTCTTGACACCAATCACAGCACTTAGCGACTGACTTTCTAACAATTTCAGGTTGCAATCCTGCCTTATGATGAAATTCTGCATTTTTCTCAATACTATCATCCACAATGCTTTGAGTAAAATTAACAATTGGCTCTTGCAAAATCCACTTAATATCATCAAAATCCTGTTCAGAAGAAACACGATTGACGATTCCATCAATTCTATCCTGATTCAATGCAGGTATTTGTGTTTTGAGGTGAATATTAGCGCGTTCATTCAATTGTTTCTGAACATCACTAGCATAACTACTCACAAGTCCATAATTCCGCCCTAACGTGTCTTCTAAGAGGCGTTTTGCAATATTGTAATACAATTTACCGTCTGGCAACTTATCGGCGCTTAGAGAAGCTCCTAGAGCCTTTGAAAGAATTTGCCCTATCTCAATCGCAAAATCATTAACAGTCGTGTAAGTCGCTTTTTTAGATTTTAAAGCCTCAAAAGACTTTCTAACAACCTCACTTTTACCGTAAGCACGCTCAAAGTCATCTTGAATGGATTTAATCAATTCTGGAAAAATATCTTTATCCATCTACTGCCTCTTTCTCTGAAGGAAGCGCAGGCACTACATTTCCAGAGCCTTTGACCCCTGTCAAATCACGAATAGCCTCACCATCAAGAAAACCAGGAATTGCTTGATTTAACTTGATAGCTCCGTCACCAATCATTGTCAAGGTGCTTGCATCTGCTTCAAATAATGGCTCCCACTTGATATTTGTATTGACAAATTGACTGCGCAAATAATGAAATTCGTCACGCAAACAAACCGCCACATAAGCTACATTTAACAATCCAGAGCCAAGACTACGCTGCGCCTTTCGACCAGCCAATCGCAAATTTTCATGACTAGCCTTGATAGCCTCAACAGATGACGGATTGTCTGAGACAAATCCCAAGTCGTCCATTGTCAGCCCCATTTCACCAGCAAATCCAGCCGCCGCTGTCTTTAGCTGTTCCGTAAATGGGGTCATGCTTGACGTTGTGAATTGTCCAACGGTTGGTTTATCACCCTCCTCATCTTTATCAATTCGCAATAGGCTAGAAACAGTCGCTTTCCATTTATCCATGGCATCCGCTGACGGATCCATACCCAAAATATACTTCTGAGGGTATGAATAAAATTCAGCAGTGACATCAGCACGTTCAAGCGTCCGTTTTGCATACCGCTGATAGTACATACCAGCCCGCGTAATCCGACTGCGCCCAAATGGTCGCACCGCATCGGGTCGATGTATCACTGGCACAAGCAACGGAACACCAGCCGGATTATGAATGCTGTAAGGCTTCTCATTTTTCGGATAATACCAAGTCATATCTTCTGTAAAATACGCTTCAAGCAACGGATTATCATAATCATCGCGTTGTAACACAGCGTACCCTTCCGTCAATAGTCCCGTAATCGGATCTAAAACACCAGTCGCATTACTTGCCTCAATTACTTGTAATCTTGGAATCTCTGTCGCTCCCTGTGAAATATAGACAAAGCAACAAGAACCAATCAAAGCAGATAGTACAGCGCTATCAAAGAAAACGTCTGGATTATTTTGATTAAAGATTTCATTTGCCTCAAAATCGTCATTAGCAAATTCCCTAAATACTAATCTATCCGCAAGACTATCAACACCTTTAGCAGCCCAACCAAGAACTGAACGGTATTTCATACGAACTTCTGCAGGAATCGTAATTCCGACAGAAATATCGTTATATTTCATTGCATATTGCTTATACCTCATATCAACCCTCAATTTATAATTGAGGAGCTTTTTCCTGAGATAAGACATACCTTTCAAACTCAAAATTTGCTACTCCTTTCGATTTTGGCGCGAGAAAATATGTACAGTGACGGCGTGAAGGGCTGCGCCTGCCAAGGGTAGGGGGTTACCCCCCTGTCTTGGACTTTCAGCTTCTATAGCTCGTCCAGTTGATGCTTTGTGGCAAATTACGATTGCCAATTACAACCGAGCCTACTGCTCGTTCTTCTGCATATAACTTATCAGATTTCTGTCTATTGCATTGCCAATGAGCCAATTGCAAGTTAGCTATGTCAGAAGGATGTCCATTCTTGTTAACTGGAATTATATGGTCGATAACTGGACTTAGTGGATGTGGGTAGCGTAAGCTCTTATCAACCGGTTGCCCACAAATTCCGCAAATATTTCTAGTTTTAAGAATAATCTTTTTATTCTTTTCAAAAGCAACTCGGTGAGGTCCACTTCTATCAGCTCTCATTTCCATATCTAATACCTCTCTTGATACCTTTTTGAAATAGGTCTTTTCCCCTCTCTGAATTTAACATATCTTATATTCTGTTAAATTCGATTAATATCATTCAATCTCAGTTTTAATAAGGGGGGAGGTCTATTTCTTTATTTCTTAATTTACTTTTTTTCAATATGTTAAATACATAGAATTTTAATAACTAAAATCAATCATTGAACTATCTAATTCATCTTGCTTATATCCAATATATCTCAATGTGATGTCTGGAGATGAGTGATTGAATATCTCCATCAGAATAGCCACATTCTGATTCTTTTTGTAATGATGATATCCAAAAGTCTTCCTCAATGAATGTGTACCAATATTTTGTAAGCCTATACTTTCAGCTGCTGATTTGATAATCTGATAAGCTGCTACTCTACCAATATGAGTTATCCGGACGCCATCTGCTCTTTTTCTCTTTCTGCTTTGAAACAAGAAGTCATATCCCTTCAAATCATTATTCTTGATGTAGTTATTCAAGGTTCTTCTTAATTCAGGATTGATTGCGAATCGTTTCGTCTTACCTGTTTTTCGCTCCTTGATTTCGATGTGTTCACCAGTTACTTGCTTGACTTGAAGAGGAATAATATCACTGATTCTCATACCTGAATATAATCCAGTGACTATCAACATATAGTCTCTTTCGTTTCTATCCTTTAGATAATCCTTGAGACGTTGAATATCATCAACATCTCTGATTGGTTCAACTCGTCTCAAGAATTTCACCTCCTTAACGACTATATTAAAAGGCAGGTAGTGCCTGCCTTACGTATTAATTCTCATATTACTATCTTATCATCTTTTAGCAGATTTTCACTCCGCATTTACTCCGGATTTTCTCCAGAAATTGCGACTTGTTCACCATTTCTATAGATTTCCGCAAAAGCTATTAGAGCTTTATCAAGTAAATCATAATAAGAACTTTCTGAAATAGCTAGATTCTGATAGACTGAGAAGTCTTTTTCAGGCGTACTCTTTAAATATTTCTCAAAAAGGATTCTACGATAGAAAGGATTGTGTAGATTACTGACAGCTTGTTCGATTGCATCAAGTTCAATTTCTGCATCAACCTTTCTAATAGCCAGCTTTTCAACTTGACTATTGTTAGTGAAATTCGGATTTCGTGGTGTAAAGGAATAGATAGTTGTCACCCTCTGACCGTTCTTGTCATTGGCTACTCTTCGCCAGCGAGGGTAGCCACGCAGAATCTTTCTTGCATTTTCTTTCGTTTTTACCTCATTAATTTCTGGAAAAAAAGGCATATGCTCACCTCTTTTTCAGCCAATTAAAAAAACTATCTTTACAATCTGGGCATAAATTAATAAGTTTTTGATTATAACGTTTGTTATACTCATCTGCGTTTGCAGTAACAAGTGAATTAATATTGCTGGAATCATCATTTTTGTTATAGATCTCATGAAATTTACCACATCTATCACACTTTTTTGCTATTGCCATCTTTTTTCTCCAATCGTTTTAGTAGCTCTTGCTTCTGTTTCTCAAGTTCAGCTTGTTTTTCTGGACTAGTTTCATTTTTATAGTCAGGATTGCTCCAATCAGGATTATTTCCTGCTTTTTGATTTTTAACTATAACCTTATTATTTTTCTTCGCTTGGAAATCTCGCTGTGCTTGATAAGCTTGTTCAGGAGTTCTAATGCCTTGATTAATCCAATTATCTAAAATCCGTGCAATGTAATTAAATTTTCTGACATTATTTGCGACTGCAATTTTCACAGCTTCAAGAAATAGTTCGGTAGAGACTTTTTGATTCAATAAATAGTCATTTATCATGTCAAATTCAAATTTCACAAGGCCACGACCTAGATTTGCTTCAATTTCTTGAATAAAATTTTGCTTATCTATTACTACTATATTATCTTTATCTTTTTCTCTATCTCTATCTATCTCTATATCTATATCTGTTGCGTTACATGGCGTTACTGTAACGTTACATGTAACGTTACCATTTTCAAGTAGTTGTTTTTGTTTTTCTCGATAACGAGCAACTCTTTTTCTAGTCTGCTCTTTTGCTTTCTCCATCCCATCAACGTTTTGATGCTTTTCCCAATTCGGTAAAGAAATAATGCCATTTATGATTTCAATCATGCCAAATTGTTCAAAAGTCTGTAAAGCCAGCCTAATTGTAGTTATTGGACGGTTGAAAATAGCTGCTAGCATTTCATCTGTATAATGAACTTTATTGTTCATCATCAGCAAGCCATTCCCGCCTTGTCGCCCAGCCAAAGTCAAAATCTTAAACCAGATCACCAAAATAGCATCATGCTCAGGCAGCGCATCAATCAACCTGATTTTCTCGTCATCGAAAATATCTGTTGTGATTTTAATCCATTTTATTTCTGACATCTTATGTCCTTTCTAGTATGCATGCCATTTTTCTCCTCCAAAAAATCAAATATTGTCATTTGTTCCCCCTGCTTAAAATAAACTGGCTTGAAAGGATGTAAGCATTTTCTCCTTTGCATCTTTATAAAAGAAACGATCAATCTCAAAGCCATAAGCTTGTCGTTCAAGTTCCAATGCAGCTCTCAAGGTCGCACCACTACCAGCACATGGGTCAATAACGACATCGCCCTTATCGGTATAAATTTCAATCAATCGTTTAAGAACTGGTACAGGTTTTTGCGTTTTATGAATTTTTGGATAAGATTGGTCTACAATCCATGGAAAATGATTCAGAACCATCTGACCGTCATTATTAAATTTTGGAAGTTTATCACGATATAGCACTAAGGCATACTCCACAGCTCCAACAATCTTCATGTTTGCTTTTAAAACTTGTGGACTAGATTTTTTTATAAAAACGATTGGAATGTATTTTTGAAATCCATATCTTTTCGCCAAATCAATCACCATTTGTTGCTGCTGATGTGCACAAAATACGATCATGCAAGGAGCTTTCCCTTTTTCTTTTGGCTCTTTTATCAGCATTTTGCTACAGAAATGCATAAATTCAGCGATATTGAAATTTACATCCGTATTGAAAAAAGTAGATTTCGCTTTGTCACTTTCGCCATTTTTATTATCTCCATCAACGTACCATTCAGGACTTGAAGCATAAGCATTTTCGCCCAAATTATAAGGAATATCAGCAATCACCAGCTGTGCTTTAGGAATTCCATAGCGCTTATAATTTTGAAAATTATCATGAAATAACTCACATTTCACGCTTTTGCCCTCCACTTTCTCGCCTGTCTCCGCTTAAATGCAGTCTGTCGCATATCCTGCCATGTTTTATTCGCTAGAGTTTCTACAAGATCCATTTTTTGAGTTTCGAGCAAATCAATTTTAGCTTCATACTCTTCCATGTCATGATAACAGCGCCGAACTTCATCTTCAAGAAATTCTAAATGTTCAATCATTGCTTTAAGACCAGTAATGAAGCGATTATATGTTTTCCCATTTTCCCTCATTATTTCCTCCTAAAATACTAATAAGTTGGTTCTTCCCCATATAGACTATCCGCATTTGCAGCTTTATTCCGATTTTGAAGTATTTGAAAATTATCCGCGACAACTTCCATCACATAGACATGTTGGCCTTGTTGATTTTCGTAGGTACGCGTCTGAATGCGACCAGTAATCCCGATTAAGGTTCCCTTTTTAGCCCAATTTGCAAGATTTTCTGCCTGCTGGCGCCAAATCACAACATTAATAAAATCAGCTTCTCTCTCCCCACTTTGATTTTTAAAGTTGCGATTGACAGCAAGAGTAAAAGTTGCGACCGCCTGATTTTGCGGAGTATAGCGAAGTTCGGCATCTCGAGTCATCCGACCCACAAGTACAACGTTATTTATCATATCTGACCCTTTCTTTAATAATTCCAACCCGTTTTTTTCTTTCTCGCTTCTGCCAATTTCCGCATTCTCTCTCTGCGGTCGTTCTCGATTGCACAGACTACATACATAGCTTCAAGTTCTATGCGTTCATCTTCTTTTGCTTGCCGCTCTAATTTCTTCTGCTCCTTGCGCCAGTCTAAGTGGTTGATAAATGCGCCGAGGAAGAAGACTAGCACAAGCGTTAATACTGCTCCTAAAATTTCACTCATTATTTCTCACTCTCTCTAATATTTATCAACTCAACTCCGTTAGTAAATTTTTGTGATAATCTTTGTAATTCTTCGTCTGAAATATAAGTAATGCCTTTGTTTTTTATGTAAGACCAATATTTGTTATATACTTCATCGGGAACATTAAGCCAACCCCAATCGTTTCGAAAAAATATACATAGTACCCCTTCTATTACTGCAAATATTGTTTGGTCTTTATTTTTAAAATTTATTCTAAATGGTTTTCTGTCAATAATTTCACTCATTATTACCCTCCCGGAAAGTTATCCTTACCCGTTATTTTTTTATGCTGATACTCATAGTACATCTGATTAAATTTGTTAATCATCACATCTTGTCGCTGATTGACGTCCTTTTGCTCGTTTGTCACACGTTCTAGTTCTGCTTGCAGGTCTTTGATTTGCGTCTGTTGCTTGCCATAAGCTGCTATCATTCCGACGACAAGCAAGAACATGATAAAACTCACAAACACAAGCCATAGCTGCGTATTTGCCAGACCACGTTTTTGGACAATATGCAGCGCTTCTAGGTTTTTAATTCGTTCATTCAGGGTCATTAATTGCCTCCAACGGTTCGAATTTTTCGTAGATGTTGCCGAGAACTTGCCAATCCCTCTCCTCATCTTTCCAAAGAGATAATGTCAACAAGCCATTTAGACTTTCCGCTTGAAAGCTCGCTTGCAACCTTGAATGTTTGCAAATAAAAGTCTGATTTGGGTAGTCGTTATTTTTTAACGCATCCCCCTCAAAAATTTCTGTGCCGTTCTTATCTTTGAGCCCTGTTGATTGTCCAATTGTTTTCATATCAATATCACACCAATTTTCTAACGAAACATATTCATCATTAGCTTCAATTATTCCATTGATGATGAGCGCTCTGTTGTCATCAATTAACAAATGTCCATATACCCATTTGCCTTTATCATCTTCGACGGTTGACCGTCCTCTAAATTTTGGTATCATCTTGCACCTCCTTAGCTCGTTTATCACATTCAATACATCTATAATACTTTCGCGCATCATAGTAATTTACATTGTCATACGAGACATAGCCATCAGGTTCACCATCAATATTAACTGGATAGTCAATTGTGCCTGTAACATTTTGCCGCATATAAAACGTTTCTGAACCACATTGACAACGTTTAAATTTCATTCTTCTACCTCCCGTAACTCACCTTCCCAATCACTGACTGAGTGGACACATAATCCTACACCATTGTAATAAACGAACTCCTTATCTCCGTAATCATTTACTAAAACCCAACCTCTGATGACATTTACGCCATCAAAAGCCTTGTGCGTATACTTTGCCACTTTCATTTTTCAACCTCCTGCACTTCCACACCCTCGCAATCAAACACCCATCCAAAACCGGCGTCTTCAAGCTCTTTGCGGGTATGATATCGTGAGTCCTTATCAACAGAAACATTGTCATTAAAATCGTTATTGAAATACCAAACTTCATCTTCTTGTGAAAAGTGTAATACATTTTCTTCTTCGTATAGATTTGGTAAAACAGCCTTATACCGCCTCTCCTGCTCCACCTCATAGCCGTCAAGCCATGCTCGAGCGAACAAATTTTGATTATCTAACGCCCACCTAGTGCATTTATAAACACTTCCTTTGAAAGTTCCAGCAATTCCTATTCCGTACTCTGATACAGGGTCAAACGCTCCAGTAATCGTGAAATGATTTTCTTTGCAATAATCAATCCAATCGGCCACAAACTGCGGAATGACTGGTTTTGACTTTTCGGCTTCTACTACACCATCAAACTTGCCTTGTTCGTAACCCTCACGCCATTTTGCATGACTAAAATCTAACTCAAACTCATCCATGATACCTTTTAGCCATACTTCCCTATCATGTTCTGGCAATTCTCGCAGCCGTGCTAGTATATTCCGCAGATAGAGCGGAGTTTTGTAAATTTCGTCGATTAAATCTCTAGCACCATAGTAACCTACAAAATTACCAAAAATGGTAGGAGTCTTAATTTCTTCAAGTCTCTTTAATGCTTCTTTTTTATTCATCTCATCCTCTTTTTCTAAAAATTGTCATTCTATCGCCCTCGATCTTCATCGCGCCCTTTGGCTCGACCGAAAACGTCACGCTGTCCCACTCTCGCGTCAAATCAGCTAACTCCAGCTTAACTGCTTCTACTGACCGCTTAGCGAGTTTGTTTTTGTAATTTGTTCCCAGCCTGTAATGGTTGCGCTCCCAGTTCATAATCAGCCGGATTTGTTCTTGGTTTTGCATTTTCATCCTCCTAAATTACTAAACGGCACATCCCACTGATAATTATCAAATTCATTACAATTATTTTTGATGATTTTACCCTTGCAAATCTCTATTTCTTGGGTAAATTCCATCCCCATTTCAAAAGTAAAAATTTTAATATCAACATCATGTTTTTTTGAGATTTCTTTAAAATTTTCAGGAATGACAGCCCATGCTTGTTTAAACTTATCAAGTTCGACAATACAGAAATCTTCTTCAAGCCAAACTTCAACTTGATCTGTTTCAATGAACGCCCGTCTCGTATTATTTATGTAAAAATAGTGAGCCGTGCTGTTAAATACTAATAAATCGTCATCACACCCGCCCTCAAATGATACATTAGCATTCAATAACATGTCTTTTAATGCCGATGCGATGTTTTCTCGTCTTCCTCTTAATTTAAGGGTTCCTTTTGCCCAATTTGGCATTGCTCATCCTCCTGTCTTCATCCAATTTCTGTGATACCACTCAATGACTTCATCACGAGGGAACTTGTCACGCTTCCCCTCAATTCTTGGGAAATCTTTATGACAGTTGAAACGTGCATCAAACGTTCCAGTATCTTTCGTGCCCAGCAGCATTTCAGAGCATTGTGATTTGTTTAATTCCATAGGATAGTGCCTTTTTTCGTCTGTCACAACGTGCATGACCTTTAATGCTCTATCCATCAGACCAGCTTCAAACTGATCTAACATTTGATTCATTAGATCATTCATGATATAATCCTCTTGTAATATTTATTTTTGAGCCTGATTGCCGTCAGGCTTTTTCCGTTGCCAGAATTCATCCAAATTAACCGCCATCACAGCAGCCAAATTCTTCTGCTCAGTCGCTATCTGGCGTTTATAAGGTGCAAGACCAGCCTGACGCTCTTCTTCATTGCGTGGAAGATAATACCCGCTTGGCTGTGTCCTTTTAGCAATAATCGGCTGCCTAAAATTCACCCGCAAACTTTCAATCACTTCTTCCAGCATACGCTTAGAGAGACCAAGACTAATTCTCAACTCACTAGCCTGAATCGGTAAATCGAAACTAGCACCATTTTTGATACCATTCAAAACCTTAATTTCAAGCTCTGTCATATCTCGACTAACTGCCATAGTCCCTCCTAGTTAATCACTTGATCGCCAATGCAGAACTTCTCTGTCCTAACATCAACTTCTTTTAATTCCACATTTTCAACGCCGTAGCGTACAAACATACTGATGACTTTGCTAATTTTCAAGTCGTTCTCATTTGCGAATTTTACCGCCGCATCATAAGCATCAGGTTCAATGCGAACTACATTTACTGCAACATTACTCATTTTTTAAATTCCTTTCTAATCTCATCATAAGAGATATTCAAAAATTATTTTTTAATGGGACAAATCAGAAAAGTTTTTTTAATCTAAACTCGCCAATCTGATATAATATGGTCAGAAAAGTCAGCTATCTTGTAAATCTCAATTCTTTAAATTTGATGTTCCCGTTTTGGTGACTCCCTTGGTAAAAAAATATCACTAATAGATTTATTAAAAAAATTACTTAACAAGAACATTTCATCTTGAGTAAACTCTTGCTGACCTCTCTCTTTTTTTCCATATTGATTAACAGAAATCCCTATTTTTTTTGCTAAATCTGCTTGATTCAAACCTGCCTTTTTTCGTAATTCATACAATTTTATCTGCACCTCTCCTCACCCCCTTTCCGTGGTATAATATAAATAAAACGATTGGAGAATTCCTTATGAATTGGATACAATGGCTTGAATTCATCAACAACATCACAGCTCCCTTTGGATTTCTTCTCACTATTTTCACTTTTCTTCTTGCAAGAGCAACTAGAAAAAAGTTAGAAAAAACAGAAGAAATTACTTTATTTAATGCTGAAAGAGCTCAATACTTAAGCAAACTAGATGGTATAAAAACTGTTATTGACGAATCTGAAAATCGTAAAGATATTATTCCCGAAAAAATTATAACGAATACGCTTAAACTAATATCTGAATTAGAAAATAATTATCCTTGTCTTTTTAAGCATGATAAAATAACTGCTGTGGCATTAAAAGATATCAAAGCCTTAAAGGATAAAACTAAAATTCCACTAGTAGAATTTCTAGATCCCTTCAATAGACTATACAGTATGTTTACCAATCGAAAGGAAATAAAATAATGGATAATAAAATAATGGATAATATAATTATTAATAAACTATCAACTTTAACACTCAATCATCAAATTAAATGGAATACGATTGATCATTTAACTGTGAGAGGAACGCCCTATTCTCAGCAATTTCAACATATTTTGCCTGATAAGTCATTTTTCACCAAATATGAAGGAAAAACTTTTGTCGTTCTATACGGTGAAATTAGAGACTTTTTTAGAAACAGAACTATTGAAAATTACTTCTTGCAAGAAATTCAAGGAGAAACTATTGAAGATGTCAATGTTCCAGAAGAAGATATTATAAAGCTTCATACAATAATATCATTAATTTGATTTTTATCTATGCCTCTTGTTCCAATATTTCACACGCTTAGAAAGTCGTTTATATTCATGATATAATTCATGGATGTGAAACAAAGACATCACAATAGCCGTTACACTTAAAAGTAAGCTTACAATTTTTATCAACATATCAGCCTCCTAACAAATCAAATTCCAAATCACAATAGCGATTATTACACCAACAGCGACCAGTCCGCCGATTGTCCAAAGTTGCTCTTTCTTCATTGCTTTTCACCTCGCATTATGCTAGAATGACGGTGTAAGAGTTGGGGCTTGCGCCCCGTTCTTACTACTCCTTCGGCGTGACTCTTATTTAAATAAGAGTTGGAGTATAACTGCGATAAGCGCTATTATCGCTGCTATTACTGTGGCTCTTGGCTGTGTTAGCCAAGGGTCTTTTTGTTTACGCCGGCGTCTTAGCATAATATTTTTCCTTTCGTTTTATTTGGTCATTTCCTTGACCTTGATTAAACTATATCACCATTTTGGTGACTTGTCAACACTTTTTTTACTTTTTTATAAAAAAAGTTTCCTTTTCGGTGATTTTGTGCTAAAATAATGTCAGAAATAACTATAGAAAGGAATGTAAAAATGGAATTAAATATATATATCGGTCAAAAGATAAAAGAATTTAGAACAAAAGAAAAAATGACTCAAAGCGACCTTGCTAAAGTATTAGATACTACGAAACAGACAATTAGCAGATATGAAAAAGGCGATCGAAAAGCTGGGCAAGATACTCTATTTACTCTATGTGATATTTTCAATGTCAGTATTGATGACTTCTTCCCACCTATTCAATCACCAGACGCCTCTAATGAGCTCGTACAAGCCATTAACGACACAGTAATACAATTAACCCCACCCAATCAAAAAATCGTGCTACGAACCTCTGAAGACCTTCTAGAGGGGCAAAAAACCAGAGGTGAAAAAATCACAGAAATTTCCGAGCCCCTTACCGAATATCATGTCTTTGAGAAGCTAGCCGCAGGTAACGGCTACAACTACATGGAAGACCGCAACTATGATGTTGTATTTTTTAATAAAGATATTGACCACGATTTTGCCAGCTGGGTCTACGGCGATTCCATGGAACCTAAATTCCTTGACGGTTCTGTCGCTCTGATTAAAGATACAGGATTCGACTACGATGGCGCTATTTATGCCGTCGACTGGGACGGGCAATCTTACATCAAGAAAGTATATAAAGAAAAAGACGGCCTAAGACTCGTCTCTATCAATGACAAATACGATGATAAGTTTGCCAAGTGGGAAGAAGAACCACGCATTATCGGAAAAGTGGTTGGTAATTTTATGCCGGTGGAGAGATAATTATTGACAAAATGATGTTTTTGTCAATAATGAAAAAATAAAGCAGAGTTAGATGAATGCGAAGATAAAGAACATTTTAACTATCTTACATTTATGCAAAAATACAAATTAAAGACCATTGCAGATGAAGCAATGATTAAAGAAGAATACAATAATTTGGTTAGTAATTTTTAAAGGAGATATTTTATGGGATTAAAAGGACTATTGAAGGCTAAAACGATTGGTGAGTACCTTCAGGCTAAAAAAAATCCTGAACTTATGAAGCAAATTGAAGATCGCTCTTTAGGAACTGTACTAAAACAATCTGCTCAAGTCTCAAATCAAAATAGTATTGTAAAAAATCAAAAACGATTAGAGAAAAATGCTATTAAATGTCCGCATTGTAAGAGCAAAAACGTACAGTTTATGCAGCAAGGAAAAAAAGCTTTTTCTGTCAGGAAAGCCGTTGGTGGTGCTGTTCTAACTGGTGGAATAGGTACATTAGCTGGTTTTGCTGGAAAAAAAGGGAAAAAGCAATGGCATTGTCAAGAATGCGGAAATGTTTTTGAAACAAAATAAAAAAATCCCCACGCTGCCGACCAAAGCAAAGCGTGAGGATTGACTCTGTATAGTAATCAGGCATTAAAAAGCCCTTTTTACTTACCCATTTTATCAAAAAGTGAGGTAAAATACAATATGGCATCAATTAGAAAAAGAGGAAAATACTTTGAATACCGTGTCGTCTATCATGATAGCTTAGGAGAAAGACATGAAGCTTCATGTGGTGGCTTTAAGACGAAGGCACAAGCGAGAGCCGCAGGGCAAAAAAGAGAAGTTGAGTTGCGTAATTCGCCAATGTCTAATAATGAAGTCACCATGCTTGATTATTATAAGGCATGGGCACAACTTTATAAAAAGCCTTACATCAAAAAGAAAACTTGGAACTCTTATAAACAAACAGAAAATCACATCATTAAGTATTTTGGGCAAATTAAACTGAAAGACATGACACCAGTCAGATATCAAGAGTTTTTAAATAAATTTGGTTCAAAATATGCTCAAGATACGATTGAACGGACGCACTACCATATAAAATCAGCTGTTAAAATTGCTGTTCGTGATCAACTTATCCCATCGAATTTCACAGAAGGAGCGGTTGTTAAATCACAAAAAGAAAAAAGCCAGAAGCTGAAAGCTATCTTGAGGAAGATGAGTATTTCTATGTCATTTCAAAGACTCAAGAAAATCCACAATATATTTCACATATGA